ATTACAATCGGCAGGATATCATATAGAACCTGCTGCCATTGACCCTGCTAACTCTGTAGTGGTTGAGTTCCCTGTAGATGCAGGTGTAGGTGTGCGTTCTGAATCAGACGTAGAGCCTATGGAACACCTAGGGTTGATAGCTGACGTAGCTAGATTCTGGGCAGACAATGCCGTGAGTGCTACTGTTAAGTTTGATAAAGAAGAATACGGACCAGAACAACTGGCCGATATGATTAACTGGAGTAAGGATAAGGTAAAGGATATAGCGTTCCTACCCCTCAGTCCTAGTGGTACATACCAACAAGCTCCCTATGAAGGCATTACCGAAGAGGTATACAACGCTAAGAAACAAAACCTACAACCACTAGCACTATCTGTTATTGGTGATGGCGATAAACAAGCTGACCTGTACTGTGATGGTGACGCTTGTGCAATATAGGGAGGGGATCCAATTATCTAATGTTTGAAATAAGTATAGAAGAATACCAAAAACTCTTGGCAGGTAAACCAAGGGACATGCACTTCGGAGCATGGATATCACGAATGAACAGAAAGGCGTTGTATGAACGTAAAGGATCCATCTACCCAATTATCTGATATAGAGAATAGGATTAAAGCCTGTCGCCAGTGTGGACTACATAACAATAGAACATTCGGTGTAGCAGGAGAAGGTCCAGTAAACGCTGACATTGTTGTGATAGGAGAAGCTCCGGGAGATCAAGAGAATCGCACAGGTAAACCCTTTATTGGTTACTCTGGGCAACTCCTGACACAGCTACTACAAAACGCAGGGTACTCACGAGCCGACACATATATAACTAATATGGTTAAGTGTTGGGTAGGTGATGGAAACCCTGACCCTAAACAGCATGAAATAGAATCATGTGCACCATGGTTAAATCAACAATTACAACTTATAAAACCAAAGGGTGTTATTACTTTCGGTAGGTTCTCTACCAATAAGTTTATAGAGTTTCCAAACAAAGGTGGAATAGGAAAGATACAGGGACACATACGTCGGGCTTGGTGGGACTCCACACATCCGACATATATAATGCCCCTATATCATCCTGCTTATTTAGCTCGTTCCCGTGATGAAATACCAAACACTACTTCGCACTTAGTAAAGTTCCGAGAACTCATAGATGATTTAATATGGTAAGGCTCGATTAGTCTGTATCCAATGGAGTAACAGACTCTTCCCATAGCTTATCATCATAAAATTTTAGCTGCTCTTCTAACTGTAGAATCTTTTGATCCTTTACACGTAGAGCTTTTTCTAACATACGATTTTGTATGTTAACTTCACCATAAGCTAAGATTAATTCATCCGGTGAAATTTCTGTCTGTTCCATACTAGGAAATTATACTTCCTGACTTGTCACCAGAATGTTGTGCTACGTATGTCTTTACGACTGACAGTACGGCTGCAACACCAGCTGCTGCCCCTGCTTTCATAGGCTCAACATCCATACCTACTAATGGTCCCGCTGCAACAATACCCAAAAATGCTTGGATAAATGTCATCGCACAGCGTTCCCCCAAATCCTTCAAATTCGCTTCCTTAAACATTTGTACCTCCTACAGTACTATTTGCATATCTACAGACGAATTCTCCGTCTTGATATCTATCTTTATTCCGCCTAGTGCGGCGGGGGTCATCATACCTTTTTCTACATATGTATCAGAGTCCTGCATGTAACCCTTTAGCCAGCTGCCAGTACACGCAAGTATCACATCTTTATGAGATAGCTTTAGATTATTGGCATATAACTTTTGTACTTTGGTTGCTACTTTTTTATGGTGATGTCCGATTAAATATATATCTGCATCAAAAGAGTGTAGCATCTTTTCTAATTGTGTGAGTGGTCCACCTATCGCAGAGCCACCGCCCTTACCGTGGTGTAGCCATATAGAACACTTTTGTTTTCTGGGTAGTTTCATGGTAACGATACCTGAAGTGCCTAGGAATTCACATCCTAGATAATCTGCAAGTTCCTTATCTGTTGTCGTACCATCTGCGTACTCCCAGTAGTGATGTCCTTCTACAAGCCCTAACCATTTACCTCTTGTCGGTTTCAGTATATCTTTTACAACTTCTAAGAATTCTCTTGACTTGGTATCCAATGCTTCTTGGATAGTGTCATATAGATTTCCTTTCTTTATATCAGCAATGATACTGTTCCTGTTTGATGGGCTACCTAAATCAATATAATCCCCAGTACCTATAAACATCGGATTTTTATGCGACATCGCATAGTCTACCCAACGCTGGAATCCATTGATATCACATGCAGGTGGCCCATATTGTATATCCCCTATGGGAAATAGCTGAACATCTTTTTCAGCTTTCAATGTGACTAGTTTCATGCTATAATTATACCATATATAAAAAACTTTTTCAAGGAGCTTGATGTTAAAGGTTGAATTCCTAGATACAGTAGAAGGACCCTGTGTTTTCTGTGGAACATTGCCCGAAGAAACATCTATTAGAATCTCAAAAGATATCAATGAAGAACAAACTACTACAATCTGTAGTGAAGCATGTATGGATCTATTCGTAAGATTATCTGATAATGATAAAGTACCTGTAGATTGGATGGGATCACACTATGAATCGTTTATTAACCAAGATAATAAGGTGGAACTCGGCTCGATCAAAGATGATTAGTCGAATGAATTATCGTCTTCTTTTCTTGCCCATGATTCTAGTTTGTCTAGCCGCTGTTCTATGGTGGCTAATCTCTCATCGCAATTACAAACTGATTGATCAGTTTCTGAATGACTGGACTCTCCCACAATCAAACTAAGCAGAGTATCTTTACTCCATGCAGGACCTGGATCATTAGCACGACTAACAGCATCCGTTTCATAGTGACCTATGACCGTCTGGTCATTAGCTTCAAGCCCTAGTTCCCCCAGTACCCACTGATGTATCTTAGCTGAGGCTTGCATCATAGCTTCCGGCCACTCATCTTCATATATAAAATCATAACCATAGCCGGGATCTACACTGAATCCTTCATGCTCTATACCCACAGTATACTTATTCGGATTACCTCCGGGAAATGACTTCCATGATTCTTTAGCAGTACGCCCAGCATGCCACGCAGGGGAGTATATACTCACTGTCTGAGTGATGTTACCTTCTCTGTCTACAATAAAGTGTGCTGACTTCTGTACACTATTAGTCTCAGCCCACTCAACCATGGTTCTAGCATAGCCTTGCATAATGTGGTTAATCACAGCTATTGGTTTCATAGTGTTGGGGGGAACGTCAGCGTACCCGTACTGTGTTGTGCCTATGTGGTCTACATCCGGCATCCAACCGCGAGCATGGCCGTATTGATTTAACATAATTCCTCCTAGATTCTTCCTTCTAGTATAACATTTAATTTGTTTTCTAGATTTTCATCACTAATATATATTTCACTTTCCCATATTTCATTATAAAGGTAACCTTCTTTAACAACTGCCATTTGTCTTTCTAAGTCAGCTTGTTTTTCGTAAGCTTGATGCCAGTAGTCTCCCAAAATTTCTATAACAAGATTAGGTACTCTATCTATAACTACAAAATCTAGTACGAAACCACCGATATAGTTTCTACCACCACCACCCAGTCTTTGGAAAGTAAAGTTATGTGTTCCTAGTAGCATCTCACTTAGTTTTTTATATACGATTCTTTCAGGAAGTGTGCCATAAAAGCCCTGTGCTGCTCTATCTTCTAGGCGGTCTGGTCCAAACTCAGGAGATTTTTGTTTTCGACTTCTAAGAACTGTTTCTGTATTATTCTTTATATACATTCTAGGAAATTTAGGCATCTGAGATGCCTGTCTAGTTCCTCTTAAGCTTTTAATTTTTTTAATACTCTCCATTAAGAAACCTCTCTTAATGAAATAGTAACCTCACTATCAAAACTTGTAGCACTTTGCCTGACCTCTGGATATCTAAAAGCTTCAGTCATACCAGTAATATAAACCTGATAGCCTGACTGTCGTACACTTTCAGAATTATGCGGAGTACCTAACCATCTACACCGTAGTTGGTCTCCATCTACATAATCATAGTTTACAACCTTTAAATTGTTTGGACCATTGTGTGAAAACTCTACTGTGTCTACATAATATGTGTTAAGAGTGTACGCATCAGTAGACTTTCTTATAATTCTAAATGTGTACACTTCTTCAGCCGGTACGCCCTCATAAAACATTGTAGTGCGAACCCATCTAGTTCTATTTGCTAAGTAAATATCTCCATACTCGCCTGATGCTGATACAGATGTAATTTCTTTTTCTACTAAAATAGAGCTATCTGCTCTTAATACTTGTAGATAAATGTTATCAGCTCCATCTGGAACCCACGTACTTGCAGCAGCATGTATATTTTCTCCTGCACCTATTGTGTAAGTACCTACAGTAACTGAAGAATCTGCCGAAGAAGTAGTTGGTGTAACAGACATAGAACGTGAGCCGTGTGCTCGATACTTAGTAGTTGTAGCTAATGTACAGCTAGAAGCTGTGTAACCGTTAGGTGCAGTACCTTCAATCCCTATTAAGTACTCCATAGAAGGGTTAAGAACGGTGTTTTTTATTTGAGGTAACTCTGTACCATCGTGAAACACAATAGGAACTTTTTGATCTCTAAGAGAGTAAAGGTACTGGCGAAGTTCTTGTGCACTTTTAGATTCTTTTCTACGTTGTAGATCAATAAGATTATCATAACATTTAATAGTCATATTCCATCCGTATCGAGACTCAGGACGTACTACAAAGTGGTAACCCCATGATTTTAATACAGGTGTTTGATATTCGTATCCACTTCCTGTTGTGGCTTGATTTAAAGTAAATTTTAGTCTAACCTTTTTAGCATATATTGATTTATCTAGTGGCCCATTATCAGGAAAAGTTAATTTTTGAGTAGGACTACTTACAATTAAATCATTATCAGCTTCACCAACAGTACTTACTTGATGCATTTCATGCCATAGATCTATATTATCTACTTGATACTCGACCTTTATACTATTATTTGCTGTACCCAGCCCTACGTTTTGTGCTTCAACTAGGATATCAAAGAAAGTTTTTTCTACATCGGGTAAGCCACCATCAAACCAAGATGTTACTAGGTAACCTGTTGGATGAAATCGTAAATTATACGTACCATCTGCAGCAAGATCATCTAATAAATTATGTCCCCATCTAGGAAAGTACATTTGGATTATTCTATCTTCTTTTTCTACACCATCTTCTGTAGCATTAGTTACTGCTTCATTTCCTATGATAATTCTAGGATAGTTAGGCCAACCAGCGTTCCCTTTTCTAGGAATAAAAGATACAAACTGTGTGCGGTAATCTCCAGCTTCATGAACAGTACTTAAGTATTGGTTAGTTGAATAAAGCTGATGCCACCCTGTCCCATTCCAAATCATTATACGGGACTCTCTCCCTGAACCTCCTGTACCATCTCCTCCTGAGTCAACTGCAACAAAGATATTAGTTCCGTCATTTGTCATAGATCTAATAGTACCTACAGTTCCTGAATTAAAAGAGGATGGCTCTGTATTTATATCTTGTGGCAGTGCAGTATCATAAACAGACTGTAGTTGCATTGTATTTTCAGTAGCATTAGAACCTCTATCAGGTCCTATGTACTGTACAGTTGCTCCGTCATATTTACCTAGTGTGCGATCTACAGTGAAGTAAAGGTTGCCTCCAAAGCTCATCATAGCTTGACCATTAAACTCACTTATCATGTGATTTAAATCAATAACCTTTTCTACTGTCCAGATCTCAGCTGCAGCTGTAGAAGAGTTATATATACGGTATATACCGTCGTCTTTACCTATCCATAGAGCACCATCATGTACACACATACCTCTAATAACAAAAGTAGAATCACCTATAGTACCATCATTCATACCTGTAGGTGCAGTCCAAGTAGCACTGCCATCTGAATGAGGGTCTACTGAGTGATATATCTCATTTAGGTTATCTGCTCTCCATAGTCTACCAGCAAAAGAAGCTAGGAACTTTGCAGGTACTCCATTATCTGCTGCAGTTGATAAGTTAGAATTTAACCTAACCATATTTACAGCTTCACCTTGAGCAATATATAAATTTTGATTACTACCAGTACCAAATACTTGTAGGTCTTTTGGAGAAGCACTTCCACTAGCTGTGTCCATTGCAGTTGTTGCTGCACTTTGTTTAATCCACTTATTAGGAGTTGTTCCCCAATAGTACAATGCGTTTTTTGCAGCACTATCTCCTTCAATTAATAAGTATGTATTAGTTAAAAACTCTGCATGTGCTCGTACTACTCCATCAACATCTGATACAGAACTACTTCCATCTGCATTATCAGAAAACTCGTGTGCGTTAATTTGAGGTGCAAGAGTAAGTTGATGAGGGACTAGTGTGTGTACTCCTTCTGATTTAAAAAACTTTGCTCTATCGGAGAATTCTAACTCTCCAAACCCATGATGCCATGTGTTATGACCAAATGTATCCCTCTCAGAGAAATCTGTGTGTTGCCTTTGTTCAGCTCCAATAGAAATACGGGGTATAGCAGATGTAATATCTGATCGTGTAGGTACTCCTGCAGTCATTAATCCTACACGGTCTAATACTATATTATGTGTGGCAGCCGCCGAATCTACACCAGCTATACTAGGCGCATAAATACCATCACCATATAGAAATTCACCAAATATTGGCATTAACTACCCCCTTACGCCTCGTTTCCTGTAACGCATGGGTTTAGATCTAGTACTCTTTGGCTTAGCAGGACGCTTAGAACGCATCCGGTGCTCTCGTATCCACGGTCGTAAGGATTCCATTATCTCTCTCATAACTGTAATGTTCCCCCCTATATCAGAAGAGGGTGCATCTACAATACGCATACGGTTTAAATATGCTATTGCAATATCCCGGACACCATCAAAGAATATTTCTTTCTCAACTAAGTTAGTAAAGGAAAGAAGAGATGTCGTAGCATGAGTCTGTGCAGCTGTATCTATTTGTCCTCTAGCTACTGTTAATATCTCAGGAGATACAGTACGTGTGATTGCACTATATGCCATTACTTCGTTATCAATTTTTAGATACCCTGTAGCGGGCCAGTCAATCGTATTTGTAGCAGCATTAATAGGAATCTCTGTCACAGCAGCATTAATACTTCCGTTCATCGTCAAGTCAGAGGGGAACGCTGTAGGGTGGCGCTCATACCATACATGTATAGTTGAGCTTTCTGTGTGGCTGTCTAAAAAGTAAAGCTCTGTTCCAGCCATGTTCTTCTCTTCATACCAATCAGACGAAATTTGTGGTGGACTCGAAGCTGAATCCACAAAGTCTACACGATATATATCTTTTATTGGGTCATTGTATGTGTACTGAAACGTACCAGATGTAAAGGTTTTACTTGTATCCTTATCCTCATACCAGAAGTATTCAGATAGATAGTTAGTTGCTCTACGGATAGCAAGGTCTATTTCTGCATCAGTATACCGAGATGCGGTAGTTGGATTTCTAAGCTCAGTAGATATATCTGACCTCAAATCCGCAAGGGAATGGTGCCTACTCATTAACGCGCTCCTCTCCCCTGATTTCTCTCTAATGATTTTGCAGCAATTTCAGCTCGTCTTACTAATGAATCCAATTGCTGTTGTGTATGAATTAACGACTGTTGCGATTGCTCTATCCGCCGTATTCTGTTTTCCCAGTGTTCATACTCGTGAATGATCGGATGATTGAGCAAGCCTATTATTTCAGGGGAGTTTCGCAACAATTGCTCTAGATCTTCTCTAATTTTTTTGAACTCTACGTCCAGTTCTTTTACGCGCTGTCCGTACCATCCACGGGGTTTCTTTTCTTCTGTCATGGCCTCCTACTTTGGTTCAGTCATTATCTCTTGGCTCTATCCCTTACTGTCGTAAATCCTCGAAAGCGTCGACCTAACCGGGATTTTAAATCCTTGAATGGAGCAGGTAATTGTTCATGCTCAGTCTCAGGTGTATTAGGAGTCCCTTCGTATGAGTTTGTTGTAAGTGGAAAGCTGTATAAACGAGTTGGAGGGACTCTTCCCGCTGCCTGTCTATCTCTAAAAGCGTCTGTCTTCGGCCACTTAACGGGTATTTTAGCACTTGTTGATTCAGGATACGGGGGAGTTCTGTCATCAGCACCCTTACGTTGGATAGGCATGCCTCTCTTTTTATCTTTTCTAGCCATTAGTAGCTCCTCTTAGTACTCTTCTTACGCTTAATCTCTTTCTTCTTCTTTGCCTTTAAGTACTGAGCCTTTCCAGCCTTAGTATACGCAAACTTCTTTCCGTCTAGCTTTGGCATTAGCTACACTCCTTATTTCTTACCTTTTTTAACAGGTGCTGACGCTGTTTCATACTTTGTTTCTAAAGTTTGGTTAGCCATTATTTACCTCCTAATCTTAGTGTTCTATAATATACCAGTTCTTTTCTCGGTCATAAGAGACAGCTCGTTCTGTGTTAGCGGCTGTGTTACCTTGCTGTGGAGGAATTTTTGTCTTTGGACGTCTTGGAGCGTTTGTCCCAAAGGTATCTATACTTTCTTGTGATGTAATAGGACAATCTGGTTCATTGCCACTCCATGCAGGGGGTGTAGAAGTTATCGCATTTGTTGTGGTTCTACCACTACCACCACCACCAGTTCCGGGAGGTGTTCCATAACTTACAGAACCGCCATTTCGACAGCGATCACCCACTGGAATAGTTGGACTCTTATCACGAGTAACACTTACTAGTGGACCAAGCCAGTAATCACTGACTTTTACCGGGTTTGCATCCCGACTCTGACGTTTGGTCGTTTGTTCTTCACCAGTTTGTTTTCTAACGCTGACATCTACAAATGGCACATTAGCAGCAGATTTTACTGCACTTGCTATGTTCGACCCTATATTTCTTGCCCATTGTT